GTTTGTCGACAGCTTGGAGTGAATTTCATCAAATGACATGGTCAAGTGTATGGCATACAATACCATTTATGGTAATGTTGTGCATTGTGGTCTTGTTCATTGTTGTTCTTTATCCTATTTTGAGATTTGGTGTTATACCACTTCTCCGGTTCATCGGGAATTTGGCGTGCATGTGTTGTGTTAGTTTTTGTGAATCTGCCGGTGTAGCTTATTGCTGTGCCATAAGACCATTTGTAGCATTACGTAATTCGTTGCGTGATTGTTACTTTGGAGTTTGTGTCAGAGCAAAAGTCTATGAAGGATTAGAACCAAACCGTGAAGAAATACCCATGATCATTAGACATAGATCAAAGTTTATGTCTGATGAACATGGAATGTTTCTACAAGGTGGAGATACTCGAATCTACCTGGATACAACGCAAGAACAATTGCCATCGTATATTCCATTCCTCGCTCGAAATCAAGAGGAAAGGAAAGAGACTTTGGTTGCTCGTTCAAAATTTTATAAAACAGAGAAATTACCTGATTTTCAAGGCCAGTTTTTGGTTGATGATACAATTATAGGTCATTTCTCTCGTATAAAATTTAATGGTCGAGATTGTTATTTGACTGCTTATCATGTATTGGATTACAATCGTAATGCAAATGTCATGATAGCAAAGAATGACAAGAAAATAGTTCTTTCGAATGTTCCAGTTCAGATTTTGGCTTTTTCCCCGAGTTCGGAATTGGATTATCTTGTAATGGAAGTTCCCTCATCTACTAGTAGTTTGTTGGGACTTAAAATCGGGAAATTCACGGAACATATCGGCACTGGTCAACCAATTAGTGTTTTTCAGATTAAGGATAAACAAGCTTGTGTAACAATGGGCTCAATATCCAAATCTGATAAACCTTGGACAGTCAAATATGGAGCTAGTACTTTGGTCGGAAGTTCTGGAGCTCCTTTGTTGGATAAGAGAAATGGTATAGTTGGAGTTCATGTGGAAGGAGGTATTTCAGATGGTCAATATAATGTTGGAGTTGTACCACCAATCCTTAGAAAGCGAAAGGAAACACATCAGGTTAATGATGTGGGATCTGATTGGGATTATGAGGATTACGTTGATGACGAAAGTGGAGATGATCGGGAAACCTTCGAAGAGTTTCAAGAACGTTTACTTGAGGAAGAAGCGGAAAATGCCTATCATACTTATGTTAGTGCACGAGCGGAAAAGCGAGAGTTTACGTCTTCAAACTGGGCCAGTCAAATGGATGAATTTGATGAAGCTGTTGAAACAATGTATGAGGATGAGGAAAGAGATGACTTCATCCAAAATTACAAAGTTGGACGGGTTCGATCTGATAAACCATTACGTGAAACACCAAAACGTGGTTATTCAAAGGAAAGTCCTTGGACTTGTAGTCGGTGCGCTACTTTACACTTGAAGCATGGTTCAAAGTGCGTCAAGTGTGGTTATGCATTGATTCCTGGAACAAGATTTTCTGAAAGAATGGCTAAACAGCAGGCGTTGGAAACAGTGAAGCAAATAGCTCCTTCAGCTCCTATACCGGATGTGCCAATGAGAAAAATTGTTCAGGAAGTTGAACGTGATCGAGATATGTATGAGTTTGCTGCACAAGCAAACTACACTTTTTCTCCTCATATGCGACGATCTGATAATGAGACTGTTGGTATGTACGATTTAATAGAGTGTATGAAGAAGTTAGAACTTCAGGTCTTGACAATTGATAAGAAATTAGAGAGAGTCATGAAAGACCATGGTGAACGATGCCGGCATGGAATTAATGGAACACTTGAGGCCAAGAAATCAGCTTTAACAGGCAATGACGTGCTTGAGCGTGAGGAGTTCCATACAATGGACATATTCGATGAACACACGGGAGAGAAGCTCTTAGTTGATTACAAAGCAGGTGCAGTAGGCATTCCATATGTAGTAGCAGATCCAAAATCTGCTGCTGATAAGAAAGCTGAAGCTAAAGCCAAGCGAAAAGCTAAGGCTGCTCGAAGGAAAGAACGAGACCAAAAGTTGCGTGAGCAACTTAAGGAGAAGTTGTCTGAAGAAAAACCTGTTGTTGAAGAACCGAAGAAAAAGAAGCCTGTTGAAGTGATGCGGGAAAAAGTTGCAGAAATGCAAAAACCAGGTATTCAAAAGAAGTTGAAACCTCTTAAAGATGTTTTAGCTGAAATACCGGTTAAATCCAAATTACTTCGAGATGCTCTTAAAGAGACTCAGCCTTTAAACTAATTAGCCCCCAGGAAATCTGGGGGCAATATTATGTTTGGGACGAGGAGAGTAAGTTCAGTGAACAATCGGTTTCTTTAGGAAAAAGTACTTGTGTGTTTATAGAATCAGGACCATTAAAACATTCTGTGTTTTGGAGTAGAGCTTTGGAATTAGATCAAGAGCTTGGAAAGTACGATTGGCCGAGTCGCACGTCTGAAGCAGAAAAGTATAGCTTTGCTCTTCAGTGTGATAAGCATAAGATAAGGAGATATAAACCCTCATTTGAAGAGTTGAATAACTCCAAGTCATTTGCTCTCGGACAATATCTCAAACATGAACTGCCTAGATTTTGGCATCTTCTTTCTATTGAAAGTCTTGACTTTGCTATAGAGTATCACAAAATGTTCATCAAACCGGATTCAACACCTGGTGTTCCATATTCTATGATGGCTAATCGTAATGATAAGCTATTAGAACAATTGGGAACCAGATTTAATGATCTAGTCATAAGTCGAATTTATCGTCGCTTAGAAATAAGCGAGAAAGAATTGAGACAATTGACTCGACAACAGATGGTTGATCTTAATTTGATGGATCCAGTGAGAGTCTTTGTAAAGTCGGAACCTCATAAGAAGAAGAAGCTTGAGGAAGGTAGAGTTCGTCTCATAATGTCTGTCTCTATTGTTGATAAAATGATAGAGATGTTGTTGTGTAGACATCTATACAAGAAAGAAATCGCTAACTGGGAGACAATTCCATCAAAACCTGGTATTGGATTCGATAGAGACGGAGTTACATCTGTCTATAACGATGTTATGACACATGGGAACATGTGTTCAACTGATATATCAGGTTGGGATTGGAATGTTGATGATTGGCAGATTATTGATGAAGCTGACTGTGTTATTGACCTTTGTGTCAATCCTAGTCGAGAATGGGCTCATATTCTTAGGAATACGGCTATTATTGAAACTAAGTCTATTTATCAATTTTCTGATGGTCAGTTGGTTCAACCGATTTTTGAAGGTGTAGTGAACTCTGGAAAGTTCAAAACGAGTAGGGGTAATTCATTCATGCGTACTCGATTGGCCTTTTTAATAGGTGCAAATAAATGTATAGCTGCTGGCGATGATACAGTTGAAACTTTTGTTGATGACGCTGTTAGCAAGTATGCTAAATTTGGTTTTGAAATCAAAGAGTATCAACCTGTTGTTGATACGTTTGAATTCTGTAGTAGATTGTATGGTAAAGGATATTCTTATCCTGTAAATAGTGAGAAGATTCTGATGAATCTTTTACACAATGTACCACACTCTCCTATTGAATTTCGTATGTATATGACAGGTTTTCTTGATGATTTGGAAGATCATCCACAGTTTCAGCACTTTATGGAATTGGTCGAGAGAGTAGGTTACATTGAGCTGGCGGGGGCTCAAGAAGTAATATGAATGTCCCATTGCCTCAACGACAACAACGAAACACCACGACCACAACGATTCGACGTCAAGTCACAACTCAACAACGAGAGAGACGGCGAGAACGTAGAAGAAATCAGCGTGCGCGAAAGCGTCAGCGAATTGCTTCTTCACTCTCGGGTAATATTGCTTTACAGCAAGGTGTTTATCCTTTGCCTGGTTCTGCTGATACTGGTTTGCGTCGGCTGCAACGTGTACGTATGGTACAGGGTGAGAAGATAACCATGCAAGGTTTGTCTTTTCTGAAATGCGCTTTTGCGCCTCCTGACTTTTCTAGCAATGATATTGCTGGGGTCCCTGATGAGTTTCATGGTACTAGTTTGACAAAGAAACACAGATTGATTAGTCCAATTACATTGGCTGCTAGTCAAGATCTGTATATTCTTTTCTTACCTACACCAGGTATTGCTTATTGGACTGCTAGCGTGGTGCCTGGGGCCGGAGTTACAGCTGCGACAGGATTTAATCCTGTCTATTATAGTGACAGTGTCACTATGTTTGGGAATGCATCCACAGCTGCAGATATTGTCACGAAATTTCGATATGTGAGTAATCACATTGAGATTGTTCCTACTGTTAATCAAATGCAGTGGACTGGTAATATACAGTGTTGGAAAGCTCCAATAGCTACTTTTGTACGTGAAGGTGGTGCCAACTCCTCTGATATGCTTAGTATTAGTGGGATTCGAGCATGTACGTCTACCAATGCTAACCAGTATACAGGTCCCTTTAATTTGGGAGTTTATTCTGGGGCTTATAACGCAAATGCGAAGTTTGATTTCCAACCAATTATGGAGGGTATAGGAAATATACCTGGAAGTCTTACAGCTTCGGATTTTGGGTTTCTAGCCTCGGCAGCATCTGGTTTTTATGGTTTGGACAATGAGTTTGAATCCATCATTATTAAGATCTCGGGAGTTGGTGTCAATGCAAACAACACAGCTATAGTTAAAACTTGGGCTTGTGTTGAGTATCAGTGTGTGCCAGGAAATTTGCTCTATGAGTTTTCTTCCTTATCACCCACTGATGCCTTCGCCATCAGAGTCTATCGAGAGATTATCAACAATCTTCCAGTTGGGGTTTCTTTTACTCAAAATGACAGCTTCTGGCAACGTGTTCTACGTATTATCAAAGCGATTAGTGGAGGACTTAGCGTTTTACCTGGGCCTTACGGTTCTGTTGCGACTGGTGTTAATATGATATCTAGTGGAATCGAATCTCTTGTGTTGTGATCTGG